TATAGCACCAACTTCAAGAATGTTAACTATTGCTAGCCCAAATACTTCAGCATCAATTCAACTTTTTAATAGTAGTACAGGAACTGGAACAAGTGATGGTGCTCTTATTCAAATGTCTACTGCTAATCTTAGTATTACTAATTTAGAATCAGGTATTTTAACATTAGGCACTAATAATGCAGGTAGGTTAAGTATTTCTTCTGATGGCAATATTAGTATTGGTGCTACTTCTGCGGCTGGTAATACAACCAGATATCTTGATATTTACAATTATGCAGCTGGTGCAGCAGCTTCATCAGCAATGCGATTAATTACTTATGATGCTACTGGAAACGCAGCTTCAACAGCCATTGGGCAGTTAGTCAAGTACCAAACTGGCTCCTTTTTAATTCAGAACACCGACACAAATGCTGCTGCACACATTCGGCTAGATGTTGGTAATACTGAAAGAATGCGTATTAATTCTTCTGGTAATGTTGGCATTGGAACAGACAGTCCATTAACAAAACTTCAGATTAATGTACCATCAACTGGTACAACTCTTACAGGAACTAGTAGATACGGTGGAATTCATTTATCGCAGAATAATACTAATGATGAGTTTGTTGGTATTACTGCTGCAATAAATAACAATGGTACACAAGGTGGTATTTTATTCCAAAGTGCTGGTAATTATGGAACAAAGATTCATTTCTTAACAACAGATAATTTTGGTACTGGTATGCAGAATAGAATGACTCTTAATCATTTAGGAAATCTTGGTATTGGAACTGGAGGCCCATCTTATACTTTAGATGTTGTTGGAACAGGAAGATTTAGTAATTCAACAAACCTCAACAAACTTTTGATTGAAGGTTATGGAAATACTTTAGCCTATGGTATTCAATTTACACCAGCAAACGATACTTCAGCATTTCCTTGTCGTTTTCATAATGCAGCAGGTACTTTAGTTGGATCTATCGAAACAAATGCAAGTACTGCTATATTTAACGGGTCTGTTGTTGGGCCTTTAACTGGAAACGCATCTACTGCTACTAAATTAGCTACACCAAGAACAATTAATGGAGTAAACTTTGACGGATCTGCTAATATTACAATCGGCCAATCATCTGCTAGTGGAACTACTATTCCTCTTGGTGGTATTATTATGTTAACAAATACATCATCCGGAACTGGTTATCTACTTTCAACAACAACCATCACACAAGCAAATATTACTTCAGCAGCTAATGGTGTATATAATTATGTAGGTTCTGGTGGTAATGTTAGTGCTGGTACTTACACTGTTATAGGTCAATCTATTGCTTATTATAGCGCATCACCACTTCTTTATGCTAAAACAGTATTAGTTCAGCGTACTAGTTAAAGGAACTTAATAATGAATGATAATAGCCTTACAGTTTATGTTTCAATGTTACAACTGGCTATCCTCACCATAGGTGTAGTTACCGTTGTTTTAAAAATAGGAAAAAGAGATGCTATGATTGATCGTAGTATGGACGAATTATTGGTACTAAAAGATATTACCAAAGACCTTGTTAAAACTGATATTGAACAAGGTAAAAATATTATTATAGCTATGAGTGAACTAAAAGAATTAAGACATCGTATAGAAGTTTTAGAAAGACAAATGCTATGAAAAGATTCCTAAGTATATTATTGCTATGTGGTTGTTCCTCTGTAAACGAGATCTCTACTAGCAATCATATAGTTCAGGAAAACGCAATTAAGATTCTAAATACTCAAGATATTACCGTTGCACATAAACATGCTCAGATTATTCTAGATGAAACATCTGATATAGCAAGTGTACTTGGTAATATTAAGGATATAACTCCGTGGTGGGCTACACTATTACAGTATGGATTTATATCTATTATTGGTATTGCTTTAGTTATTGTACTATGGCAAACTGGTATTGGTCAAGCTATTAGATTAGCAATCGGTTGGATTCCTAGCAATAAGAAGAAAGAAGCTGCTTTAGCTCAATCTGTACTTAGTGATAAGAATCCAGAAACAGTTAGAGAATGGATCGCAGCTAAACGACTTAGTGATCCTGAGTTTGATGCTGCGTGGAGAAAGGAACAAAATGCCCGGACGAAGACCAGTTGATATTAATCAGCAAACACATGATAGAGGTAATTTAAAGGGTTCTGTAACAGCTTTACCAGATAGTGCTTATGCTTTAAAAAGCGCAGGATTAAATCAGTTTGGTTCAACTTCTTCTGAACAATTAGCACAAGTTATTACAGATGAAACAGGAACTGGTACTCTTGTTTTTAACAATGGACCAGTCTTAAATACTATTTATATAGATACTACTTCTAAAATTGTAACAGCAAATCTATTAACTGGAAGCACAACAATTGTTCCTATAATGCAATTTCCGTTATATGAAGGAAATCTATTAACTAATGATTATGATGTAATCGGTTCAATTGAGTTTACTGTTCAAACAGAAGTTGGTGATACTACAGGAACAGCATTACCCGGAAAACTAACTAAAAGAAAAATAACAAAAATATTAGCTGCTTTTAATCACGATTATGAAACACCCGGTGAAACTCAAAATCCCACAGTTAATTTTGTAGAATATGGAAATACATATACTTCTGCATCTGATTTTGCAGTCTATAGTGTTGTTTATGATTCTACAGATAAAATATTTGAATTGCGTGTTGCTCCTTTATTAACTAATACAATGTATCATAGAGTTGTTGCTTTATGTACTGTTGGTATTGATAAGATTTGGAGCGAAGGTAATCTAGCACAACCATAAGGAATATATACATGCCTATTCAAAAATTTAATGGAAGAGATGGTTTTTCTATAAACCATCCACCAGTAGATCTTATAGATAATGTTGGTAATTATACAACAACTACTGGAAATATAAATGCTGTTGATGGTGTTTATACTGGTAATGTTTCAGCTTCTAGGTTTGATGGTGATTTCGTAGGTGAAATCCAAATTAACTGCAAGAATACTAGTGGTTCAATTATTCCAAAAGGATATCCAGTATATATTACTGGTACAGTAGGTGCTACCAATGTTCTTGAAGTATCTCCTGCTGATGCTGGAGATTCCGCAAAAATGCCAGCAGTTGGTTTAACGTCAACTCAAATAGGTATAAACCAAACTGGGTATGTAACTATTCTTGGTGTTGTTCAGAATATGAATACCAATAGTTATACTGTAGGTCAAACCATGTTTGTTGCAGTTGGTGGCGGTCTTACAAATATAAAACCAACTGGCCCTACTGAGTTAATTCAAAATATTGGTAGAGTTGGTAGAGTTAATACTAATAACGGTGAAATCATTGTATCCGGTTCTGGTAGAAGTAACGATGTTCCTAATATTATTACAGTTAGAGATAGTATATTATTTCCAGATGGTACAACACAAACAACAGCTGCTAAATTACCAGATTATTTATTATTTAATTTAGGAATTATTTAAGGAGATACTAGATGGCTACATCCGCTCAATATGTTTCAACACCAGTAATAGAAGTTTCACAAGTAACAACCGCAGATACCAGTAGAACTGCACCAACTACAACATCTTTAATTTGTTCAGGGCCATCTGTAGCATCTGCTTCAGGAGTTGGTAAAAGAATTTTAAGAATTATAATTCAATCAGTTAATAACACAACAGCAGGAGCAGTTAGAATTTGGGTATCTACTGATGGTGGTACAACTAAGCGTCTTCTTGTTGAGAGAGTTATTCCTGCTATTACTGCAACCGCTGGTACTACTCCACCATTTAGAGCAGAAGTACCTGAACTAGTTGGTTTAGTATTGCCCGGTACAGTCAGTAGCAATGCAACAAACTTGTATGCATCTACAAATATTTCAGAAACTTTTAATATTGTTGTAGAAAGTGGTACACTATGAATTTAGGATTTTTTGGTTTTCCTTCTCAAAGCCCAAACGAAGGTATTAATATTCAAGAGTTTGACTCTAGTGGATTTTGGAGAAAACCAAAGGGTGCTAAATTGGTTTGGGTATATATGGTTGGAGCAGGAGGTGGAGGTGGTGGTGGTCACGGAAGACAAAATAGAACATCTGCTGCTTCAGGTGGGGGTGGTGGCTCTGGTGGCTCGGGTGGTTGGATGTTTTATCCAGCTTCTCTTTTACCAGATCTTTGTGAAGTTATTATTGGCGCAGGGGGAAACGGTGGTTCAGGTGTATCAAATACAAACGGAAATACTGGGTCTAACGGTGGAGAAAGTGTTTTTGGTAGGCCACCGGGTTTTGCTGCTAACTTTAATAACCCAACTGTATATGGTTTTTATGCTAGAGCTGGTTTAGCTGGAGTTGGTGGTGCTACTTCTGCTGCGGCTGGTGGAGCAACTAGAGGCTTTAACGGTTTTGTTTCTGGTGCTGGTGGTGCTTCGTCTATTACTGGTGTTGCTCCAAATGCCGCTATTCCGGGTCTAACTGGTCCGGGTGGCGGTGGAGGCGGTGGGATATCCATAACAGCAGGAACCGCGTTTAACGGAGCACAGGGAGCTTTAGGCTCTAATCCAGACACTAGCGGTGGTGGCGGTGGTGGTAGATCAGGAAACGCCAACGGAACTGCCGGAACTGCCGGAACATTCCCAGATACAAGCACAACCTATATTGATGGTGGATCTGCTCCATATGATATTATGACAACAGGTTACTATGGATCAACTGGTTATACAAATGATAATCTTTTATTCAATGCCCAAGAAGGCGCTGGTTACGGTGGCGGTGGAGGAGGAGCTAGGTCTAACTCTTCTGCTGGTGCTTTAGTAGCTGGTACTGGAGGGGCTGGATGGAGAGGCGGTGGAGGAGGCGGTGGCGGTGCTTGTGGAAACATAGGTGGTGGAACCGCTACTGGTGGTGCTGGAGGAAGAGGAGGAAATGGTTATTGTAAAATAATCACACTATTATGAGATACGCAATAGTTAATAAAGAAACAAATAAAGTAATAAATGTTATTATTGGTTTTATTGATTTAGGTGGAAACTTTGAATTAGTAGAACTATCTGAAGATTCTCCAGTAAGTACTGGGTGGTCTTATGTTAATAAATCTTTTGTAGAAGGAGAATAATATGGAATCATTTTTAGGAAGTGTTTGGTTTGGTTGCTTTATGTTATTTGCTGGTTATGTAGCTGGTCATATCGTAAGTGTTGATAAGATCAAGACTTGGATCAAAGGCTGAATATGTCCGATAACAAGGATCTCATTAAACGCCTTAACGACCGTTTACTGAGCCAGCTGCTCTTAGACCTAGATGACCCCACCCGATGTACTCCGGGGCTTTATACGGTCATTAGAGGGCTTATAAACGACAATAGAGAAGTACTGGATGGTATCTCTAAAGATACCTTGGATGAGTTAGAAGCTAAGATGGCATCCAAGGCTCCATTTAAGTTCAAAGCGTCCGCTGGATAATGCGGACTTCGCTACCTTTGGGGGTCTACTAGGGAACACCTAGTAGATCCTATTAGTCTGATAATAAGTAGAAATTAAAGTTCCTCTTTTTGGAGGTTGTATGCACGCACCACAAGAAATGATTGATGATTTTAGAAACCACCTATGGGCTTGTTTTAAGTATCTTGGATTAGGAGAACCAACCCCATTACAATATGCAATGGCAGAAGTAATGCAACACGGACCAAAAGACTTTCAATTACAAGCAGGCCGTGGTGCTGGTAAATCAGTAATCAATGCTTGTTTTGCTAGCTGGAGATTATTAACAAACTCTAATAGAACTATTATGGTTATATCTGCAACATCAGATAGAGCTATTAAATTTATAGGGCAAGTTAGAAAAATACTAGATGTTGTTCCTTATTGTGAGTATTTAAAACCAAAAGAGTTTGATAAAGATAACGCATTTGGTTTTAATGTAGGATCTAGAACTATCTTTGGTCAGGATCTATCTTGTTATGCTAAAGGTATTACTGGTCAAATTACTGGTAGCCACGCAGATGATATTATTGCAGACGATGTTGAGATTGAAGAAAATGCTGATACACCTTATGCAAGAGAAAAACTTTTAAATAAGTTAGCTGAGTTAGAACAAATCAGAAACAATACAGAAGATGGTTGTATTCGTATTCTAGGAACATTTCAATCAACAGATAGTATTTATATTAAACTTTCTAATTCATATCCTATCGTTAAGTTTCCAGCAATAGTTCCAAATCCAGATGTTCCCGGTGAAATAGATAACTGTGCAGAGTATATCCTAAAGTTGGACCTAGAAGTAGGAGAATCAACACAACCAGAGAGATTCCCTTTAGATATTCTTAAGTCTAGAGAAGCTAAGATAGGTCCTAGGTTATTCTCTTTACATTATAAATTAGATCCTACCCTTAGTGATAGAGCTAAGTATCCCCTTAAGTTAGAAGATTTAATTGTTATAGAAGTTAATCCTGAGTTGTTTCCAGAAAAAATTACTTGGGAAAAACGTACTGTTAAAAAAATAGAATCTTATGGTATTAGCGGAGATCTTATATATGAACCACAATGGATTAGCCATAATTTTATACCGTATGTGCAAACTGCCATGTTTGTTGACCCTAGTGGCCGTGGATCAGACGAAACAGCTATTTGTGTTGCGTCATTTGTCAACGGCTATGTGGTCATACATGAATTGCTTGGGTTGCAAGGTGGATACGAAGAAGTACTATTAAGAAAAATTGCAAAGCTTGCTTATGAATATGATATTAAAGTAATCAGAGTTGAGTCTAACTTTGGTGATGCTATGTATTGTAATCTACTTAAGCCAGTAGTTTCTGAACTTTGTGGTCAAGTTGCTGTTGAAGACTTTAGAGTAACTGGTGCAAAAGAAACTAGAATTATTAGAAGTCTAGAACCAATAATGGCAATGCATAAGTTAATCTTCAATACTAAAGCAATTAAAGATCCTGAAAATCAAAAGCAAATAACTAGAATTACAGAAAGAAGAGGCAGTTTAAAACATGACGATAGAGTAGATATTCTATCTAGTGCTGTTTCTTACTGGCAAGATTCTTTATCTATTAATCCAGACGATCAAATAGAAAGAAATAAAGAACAAGAATATAAACAAACCATTAAAGAGTGGTTAAGCAATAAAAGAATTTTTGGTTTGTTAGGAGAAACTGTTAGTGGTGCTATTATAGTAAACGGAAAACCACTACTAAATAAAAAAGAATATCCAAAAGTTGTTAAAAGGAGATTAAGATAAATGGAACCAATGTCAATGTTAGCTGTTGGTGGAATTATGGGAGGCTTAAGCTTTGGACAACAACTACTTGGTGGTCTTGGAGCACAGAGTCAAGCACAAGCACAAGCTAAACTTCAGCAGATGCAAGCTGAAAACGCAAACTTTCAAAGAAGATGGCAAGTAGATGCAAACAATAGAGCTATAAATAGACAAAATCTTAATAAGGCTATTAATAATAAAGCCATTGAAAGAGCTGCTATT